AGACGCTTATTAATCCAGTGTGCAGCAGCTGGGTAGCCATCAATAAACTCCACTCCTAGTTCGTCACAGCGTAATAGATTCTGCAAGCTGTTTACAGGCCATGAGTTTGGCATATTAGCCACCTTCAAACCATAAGCTGCAGCAGCATTTGTATTGATGAAGCGGTTAAGACGCTTGTCGTGGTTTCCTTCTAGAAGGATGATACGAGCATCTGCACCGGCCTCAGCACGCTGCTCTGCTAAGAACAAGTGGCCACGATCAATAGCCAACTGTGCGGTATGCGCAAAGACAGCTTCTTGTTCATAGGTGCCGTACATAGGTAGGTCTAGGAAATCCCCTAGGTTAATTACCTGATCTACAGGATGGCCATGATCTAAACCTACTACCTGAAGCGCTACGTCCATAGCGTCCTCATCGTGGAATGGGTCTAGCGTACCGTCTTCATAACGGCGATAGCCAATCTGTGGGTCTGGAAGTGCTACTGCAACTTTCCAGTTACTGCTAATTAGAGCAGGTGTACGAACCTTTGGCTGTACAACTGTAGGTGCGGCCTGCTGTACAGGCTGCCACTTTGGACCCTCGTTCCAAGCAGGAGACAAGATGATCTTAGTGTCATCAGGGTTATTAGACAAACTAACCTTGCTGATCTTGCCAACATCTTCTGGAGTTAGTCCGTTAGCTTTAAGAAGCTTTTCAATAGAGTTAATGGCATTGTTGGTAACGACCTCTGCCTTGGCCTCGTTATATGATTCGCCTAGCGACATCCGCACTCTCCTAATCTATGTGCACGGAGAGACGAGATACTAAAGGTAGCCCCGGCATCTTTGTAAAGGTTATATAGATTCTTATTGGAGAACTCATCGTCTGAAATAGACTGATTGAATGCGTCTCTATCTGCGCCCTCAAACTGAATGCCCCACTGAGCTACAACACAACGGTTTGCAGCGTTTTCGATTTTTGCTTTTTCGTATAGCCCTTGTAACACATTGCCCCCAATGTTTAGATTAGCAGAGCCCTGTTACAGGCCCTGCTAATAGTATATCCGATTTAGTAGGAAGTTTCCATTCCTTCAGACCATGAATCCTTCTGACGAATGACTGATGGGCTGATGATCTTGCTGTTAGCCTGTGTAAGACCAGCAGCAGGTTCTGTCTGTGGTGCATAGCTTGCCTTAACGCCGTAGCGAGCGCCTAGACGCTCCTGTCCTGCGTAAGGACGGTTAGCACGGTTCTTCTTTGTGCCTGCTGCGGTAGGATCACCGGCTGCAGTGTTCTTCTTCTTTACAGGTGTTCCTTGTTCAGGCTTAGCTGAAGGAGAAGTGAATGAAACAGGCTTCTGGCCCATTGGCTCACGTGGTGCGCCAACCTTTGCCATTCCCGCCAATGCTTCTTGTTCTGGAGTTGCCATGTTGGTACCTAACTGTTAGAGATCTCTTGGTACTAATAATAGATTAACTTACCGAGATTGTAAAGACTATTGCTGAGATGTTGCCATCCCTAGACTCTACAGTGGTAAATCCTGGACGGCAGCTAAGGTCTAAACCACGAGGGGCTACATAGCCTCTTGCGATTGCAATTGCCTTTACTGCCTGGTTTACTGCTGATGCTCCTACTGCCCGGAGCTTTACCTGTGGTGATTCATACAGTGCGTGTGCAATGGCTGAGCCTACGGCTTGGGCATTAGATCCAGCGCCTACACGCAAGAATCCGTCTTCTTTTTCTTCATTCACGATTTGTAGTCCTTTAGGTTCGATTTTTAGTCGCCCACCTAGGAACATATCTTACGGTGTATCGCCGTATCCCGCATCCCTAATTAACTTCACAAAATCTTCTAACCGAAGGCAGGTCATAAACTCCCCTACAGAAGCCTCCCCTTGGCCGTTTAAGCGGAGAACTACCACAGGTAGATCATTCTCATTAGCACGATCCTTGAGCTGCTTCATGGCCCCGCTAGGGTTGAAATCAGCCCTAGCCTTTACTTCCCAATCAATACCAACAGTACCGGTAATATCAGTGCCAGATCTACCAGCACCCGTACTTTCTGCGAACGGAAAGCCTCGTTTAGCAAGATACTCAGCTACTAACTTCTGTGTCCGGTAGCCCCGGTGTTTCCGACTCTGGCTCGGCATATAGACCCTCCCGCTTTAGATACTCGTCAATAATAGTTTGGTTTTCAGCTATTTGGTCCTCTAGCATAGCGATCTCACCATCAGTAAGTTTATCCTTACCTTCTTCAAACATCTGCTTACCCAAGTAGTGGGCCTGCATGAAGCGAGACATATTAAACCGCTCACGGGCTTTAAGAAAGAGCTGTTGCTCTTCGATACGTGCGGCGATCTTTTCCTGGCGCTTACTCATGTATTGAACCTCCTAGTCCTAGCTCGCATGCCTCCACCATCGGATGTGCGGCGGGTCAGCTCACGAGACACTACTTGTGAATCCCTCTCAACATTGAGAGTTCTTGTTTCAATGATCTTACGGAAAGCATACTTAACATCTAGATCATGCTGCAAATCTTTAACCTCGGTAGTAGAAGCGATCTGAGCTTTGATCAAGGCTACACGATCTCCCTTTGCACCAGTCCAATGCCGCAGCATACTGGCAGCTTCCTGGGTGTCAAGGTTTCGTTGAGCTTCTCTCTCATTAATAATAGCAATAGCGTGAGCACCGGCTAGGTGGTCGTTCCATTGCGTAAACTGAACAAAGAGATCCATGAGACCTTCGTCATCCAGCTCAGTAATGTCACGGGGTAGCGCCGGAATCTCGTACTCAGGCTTTGCAGTCAAAGAGAATCCAAGTTCGTTAACTGCGGCTAACACATCTCTACTGATACTCATTTTGCCCCCCGACATTTTTTACAGACTTTTTGTTTCATACCGTGAAAGTCAAGTGTCTTACACTCTGTTGAGTAACTACCACACTCTCCACAGTAACCTTTGTTATCGTGCACCTTGCTCACTTTGCCTCCTGGAATGGGGCGCAACGTGTGCAGCCCTTTTCAATGTTTATACTACAAAGCGGTGGGCGGTCGTTGTTAGCAGCCCACGCTACATCTAGAGCCTTGTCAAAGATTTCCTTTGTAAACTCTGGATTGTAAGCTACAACAAACTCTTTGTACTCTTGGTTAGCCTTAAGCTCATAGATAAAGACAATCTCTTTGGGAGCAGAATCTAGCGACCCCTCCTCAACCATCAGATGGCAAAGGTGGAGGTAGACCTGACCCTGAAGCTGGTGTGCACGGAAAGGAGTCTTGATGTTTTTCCAAGCAAGCTCTACGTTACCGTTAGCCTGCTCCATTACAGCAGGAGCTTCCATGCGTATACCGCCAGAACCTAGGGACTTGATCTCAATTAAGCAATCATCGCCTAGACCTTTGATCCAGCCGTCAGCATGTCCACGCATCATATGCTTATCGCTACGTAGAGGCACTTCCATGTAGGTAGGGATCTCTTCCCAACCTAAGTCAGTAAAGCTAGATGATGATGACCAGAAAGGTGCTAGCTTTGGCGTAGACCACTTACCATAGAGAACGCCCATCTCTTTAAACCAGTTCTGCCACTTAGCGTGGATGGTGTGGCCCTCTGCAAAGATAGATGCAAGTCGGGCTGTAGGCTTATCTCGAGTCTCTACATAGTTACCCTTAAGTGCGTGGTACTGCGCAAGTGCACACCAATCATCTTTAATAATATCTGAAGGGTGGATGTAGCTCATGTCCCGATCATCGAACGGACGGGACAATACGTGGCGCTCTACAGCACCCATTAAACGAGTCTCACGCTTACTGGTTGCTAGAAATGCCTTTAGATCTTTACTGGCAATAGTCTTAGGTTTGCCCATACTTTCTGCCCTCTTTCTCCAACCACTCATCTAGAGTGATCCCCTGTTTTTTGATCTTACGCTCTACAGCATTTCTTTCTCTATGCGACATGCCGCCAAATATTCCGTGCTGCTCCGATACCAGTATAGCTTCCTTAAGACACTCTTGTCTAACTGGGCAAGGAGGGCGACCGTCCTTACCCCAACAAATAGCTTTAGCTTTATCTGCAATCGGTTTGTACAATGCTTTATCTCTTGGAGGAAAGAAGATCTCTGTGTCTTCTCCCTGACACTTGGCGTCATACCGCCAAGTCCATGATGGGTCGTCTGAGTAACGCAATACCATTTATTAGTCCAATTCGTTGTGGCCCCCCACACCGCTATTGTACATGGCATTTGTTAATTCATGAAAATGGTGCTCTTGGATAATCACATAGTCTTGGCCATCTAGGTGAAAGGCCAGCACCGGCTCCCTGCTGTCTAAGATAGCCTCTGTGGTTATCTTGTCCAGGATAGAGGACTGGATGCTAAAAGACTTCTTACTGGTCCACTTATGCTCGAACAGGTAGTGGTCATTTCTGACATCACCTTTACGAGACCAAAAGGATCCTGAACCAGCACTGCGCTGGCCACCCGTTAGGGCAGCCAGACGCTTCTCGTGCTTAAGGGACTGCTTCTGACCCTCACTCTTCATCAGGAGTCTCCATCATTAGGGCTGGGCTGTTCTTAAGGGTATCCATAACTGCAGCGCTAATCTCGGAACTGAGGTCCAACTCTTCACGAAGAGAGTCAATCAGAGCCTGTGCACCCTGCCACTTACGATCCTTATAATACATCCAGCCGCCACGACGTTCTACAATGCCATTCAAGATGGCTAGAGAGACAATCTCTTTACCGGTGTCATAGCTACCGGCATCAATAGGCCCACCCTCTGAGAAGTAGAAGTCCAGGTAAGCAGTCTGCTGTGGGGGATAGGTCTTGTTCTTAATAGTACGGACACGAATCGTTTGCCCCACACGACGCTTCTCTTGTCCGGTGCCTACCTCGAGCCAATCGTCACGCTTTACTTCGCAACGAACGCTGTAGGCGTAGTCTTTGCCAAGACCTCCTGGTGTTGTACGAGGGTCGCCGTGCATGACGCCGATCTTCATACGGTACTGATTGATCATAATGCCCAGCACTGGACGTTCTGATTCGATAAGGTCACGCTTGGTAGCGGACGAAACTTTACGGAAGAACTTGTTGGTTATTAAAGCTCCTCGTCCCACAGTAAACTCTCCCATGTGCTTTTCATCTTCTGCACTAGGAACAAGAGCAGGAAGGCTGTCAATAACAACCATGTCAACCGCTTTGCTTTCCATGAATTGAATAACTGCGTCAAATGCATCCTCCATACTATTAGTCTCTACGATAATTACACGTTCTGTATCAACCCCGCAAAGCTCTGCGTACTCGGGATCAAAATCTTCTGCAGCAATCCACACGGCAGTGAACTCTGGGTTCTTAGCCTGGTTAGCTGCGATGGTGCGCAAGGCAATGGCAGTCTTTCCATGAGACGCTTCGCCTACAAGTTCTACCCAACGGTTCATAGGCCAACCCCCACCAAGAACTACGTCTAGGGTTAGAGATCCGGTAGGGATACGGTTAGGAAGATTGACCTCACTAGCACGGACAACCGTACCAGCACCAAGCTTCTTGTTAATGTTTGCAACTACCTTGAGTGCATCTGGACTGATTACTGCCATTATCCGATCCTATCTACTATGACGTTTGGGTTAAAGCCACCTGATTGCCCGACTTGTTTAGCTGGGGTTGCAGCGCCTCCGCTACCTCCGCCAGGCATTCCTGCGCCGGAGCCTTGCTGCAACAATGGGTATCCACAGTCGTAGCATCGAGCACGACCAGTACCTTGAGGAGCAAAGTAGTTGCCTGAGAAACAGTTTGGACAACTATCGTTGTTGCGTGCGCTTACTGCTTTGGTTACTGTTTGGTCCCTGCTAGGATCATAGGTAACCGGAGTGTTTACCGTGGTAGGTTGATATACGTTTCCAGGCAAAGGTCCGGTTGCGGGAGTGCTTGCAGGAGCAGACGCACCGCCACCTAACTTGTTTGCCCACCAATTAGTTGACACTATGGATATCCCTTTCTTGTATTAGTTCTAGATTAAACAATGTTGATAGGCAGGACATGGTTGCAGATAGAGACACTAGCCTGAACATCTTGGCTAAGGAGTCAATGTCATCGTCCGTATACTTCTCCTCTTTAGGGGAATCTTCTTCTTCAATTAGATAGGCTGCTATAGCTATTTTTGAGCAGACATCTGCGTGGGAGTCTATAAAAGGTATGAGGTGAGCAAACCTCTCTAGACGCTCCTGGCTTGCCCGTTCTTCCATCTCGGATACTTCTTCTGAGATAGGCGGTAAGCCCATAATCTCTGCGATCTCTTCTGCAGGCATAAGCATAGTATCGTAGATAGTCTGCCTAATGAGTACCGGCAAAGGGATGTGCTTATTGAGGGAATCCTCAAAAACAACCATCCTTTTCTTTTTGCGCCCGAACATTACTTTGCCTCTCCCCAACGCTGAACTGTCTTAACATCTGCGATCATAGGGATCTGCAGAGCATTGATGCCTTCCATGGCCTCACGAATTGCTGCCTCAGTCTCTTCAACAAGATTGTCAGGAGTGACCGTAACAAGTTCATCATGAATTGTTAAGATCAAGCTTGCCTCATCAGGGATAAGCTTATTAGCCCTAATCATTGCTAGCTTAATAAGATCTGCTGATGAACCTTGGATAACAGTGTTAAACGCCTGACGTTCTGCCCTAGAGCGTTCCCATTGTACATCTGATCTGAGTTCTGGCAGATAGCGGCGACGGCCCATGTAGGTTAGCGCATACGGGATAGGACTACGGTTACGGCTCTCCTTGATCACCTGCTTCTTATAACGAGCGATAGCAGGGAACTTATGAAAGAACTCATCAAGCAACCTTCGTGCCTCAGGAACCGTTACCCCAATAGAGGTAGCGATCTTGTCAGGTCCCACACCATACATCATGGCTAGAACCAAAGTTTTGGCAGCAGAGCGATCTACTCCAACTGTGCTGCCGATGGTGGTATAGATATCCTCACCATCCATATATGCGCCACACAAGATCCTGTCTTTAGAGAAAGAAGCAAGGACACGTGGCTCAATCTGGGAATAGTCAGCAACTACAAGCTTGTAACCTTCTGGGGCAATAAACAGGTTGCGGATAGCCTTACCGTTTTTAGTACGTGGGTTAGGTACGTTCTGTAGGTTAGGGTTACGACTAGAGAAACGACCAGTCTCTGCACCATATTGAATGAAGTCGGTGTGGATGCGGTTCTTAATCATAATAGACTTCTTAGCCACAACCTTAGCTTTACCGCCGGTTGTGCGAGTAATGTCTCCGCCTAGATATGGAATTACATAAGTAGTAAGAAGCTTGTTAAGATCTGAGTACTCTAGTAGTGCGTCTACCAAAGCGTCCTTGCCCTCAAACATCTTGATGGCAGGCTCTGATACAGAGAAGTCATTTACCGTAGGCTCGGTGCCGGCATCGGCCCTCTTCTGTCCTGCAGGTGTGAGAACCTTAGGACGTAGCCCCCGCCCACCATCAGCCTTCTTAGAGAACAAGATAGTCTGCTTCTCTGGAACGCTGTTGATGTTAAAGGCCTTGCCGGCAAACTTGTAGATCTTTGCTTTAGTGGTCTCTAACTGAACCTCTAAGTCAGCTTTCAATGTAGATAGGGAGTTGACGTCAATGTCTGCACCTCGAAGCTCCATGCGGCAGATAACCTCAAGAACATCCATCTCAAGCTTAAAGATACCGGCTAGCTTATCGGTGCCCAAGTCAGCGAGATACTTTTGGTAAAGCTTCCAAGTCCACTCTGCGTCTAAACCAGCATAGGTGGCAACCTCATCAAAGGAATACGCCTCTACTTCTTTACCTACGCCCTTGACCATCTCGTAGCCAAGCTCACGCTTCAAACAATCGGCTAGGCCAAGATGCAGGCTGTTCCTTGTATTAAGGACAAAGGCAGCATTGAGTGTGCAGAAGTAAGGTTGAGCAGGAAGTTCTTTTACGTACTTAGTTACGCTCTGTAGGTCAAACTTTAAGTTGTGGCCGATCTTAAGCTTATCGCTAGTAAACAATGGCTTGAGGGTCTTGAACACTTCTCCAGCAGTAAGTTGTTCTGGAGCCTCTGTAAAAATCTTAGTGGCCTTACGCTCATCCTTGCTGTAATCAGAAGGACGGATAGGCAAACCTTTTATAATGCGATCTTGCGCAGAAGGGAGCAGAGGGAACTCAGTACGAACATAGTCGCCGTTAGGGTGGCCCATAGGAATAACGTCTACACGGCCTTCGGTTGCCATAGCAATCCACGTAACAATATTTAGGCGTGGGTCACCTCGGTGATCGCCTACAGTTTCTACGTCAAATACAAAAGCATCTTGCGCCATGTAGGCGTCAAGCACCTCGGCAAGTTGTTCTGTGGTGGTAACTATATTCATTGCTCTCCCTAAGTTGAGTTAGGGGCCCGTAGAAAGGAGGTTAAAACCGGGCCCCCAACAGTAATGGACTAGATTAGTTGGCTGCGATTTCTCGAGCGATCTCTGCCAACTCAGCCTTTGTAGAGATGTGAAGAGCATCCCTGCCTAGAGGCTTCATTGTCTTGATCAACTCAGCGCAAGCGACTGGGTCTAGTTGCCATTCCTCAGCGAGGTCACGTTCCTTTACAGGAACGATTGAGTAAGCAGTCTTGGTACCTGTACCGGTCTTGCTTACTGCCCAATAGAGATCAGGACGGTTCAAGGGACCCGTCTTTGCATTAGAGGCGAGCTTCTCTAACTGACCACATAGGCGTACCCCTACGATCATCAGTTGGAGTTGTGGCTCTTCATCGGAGAGATTAAGAACTGTGAATGCAAACTTCTGGTCAGGCTTGCTTCCTACAGCAATAAGTGGGTCGCCCTCACCAATGCTAATGAAGGACTTCTTGCCTGGACGATTGATCCAGTGTTGCATGAACACGTGTGGTTCATCAGAGATGAACTTAATAAGCTGAACATCCTCATCAAAACGGAAGTCAGTAGCGAAAGTCTTGGTTGTCTTTGCGGTAGCCTTCTTAGCGGCTGCCCAACCAGTTTGGATTACAGAAGATTGCTCAGGGGCTTCGTTCTCATCTTCTTCTGTAAAGAGTTCAACGAGTTCCTCCTCTGTAGGATCTGCGTACTCGTTAACGTTTGGTACTGCGGTCTTGACTTTAAGTGAGCTGGTCATGTTGACCCTTTCGGTAGTTGGCTGATATCTGGGACTCTGTCGAGTCCGTACGATAGGTGGTTACTCGGTTTCTTGACTATGAATAAGCGTCCATGATTCCATCAATTCAATTGATAGATCTGGATGCTTATTCCAGTCAACTCTGGGGGCACCGATGAGGCCCCGGTCTTGGAAACTTTTGATAGCAGATTCAATCATAGCTTTGGAATACATACGCCATCCTGGCTTCTTTACTCCATCTACAATCATAGACTTGAGACGATAGGGTGCACGTGGTATATAACCCTTGCGTTCCCAAAGTCTTACGGTCACTATCGGTCTTCCCAATGCTTGGCACAATGACCCAACACTGTAAAGTTCTACCGTCTTTCCATTCGGTAGATTTTTAACCTGTGGACTTGCATCCCAGGAATCTAAATTAACTGGCTTCTTAGGAGCTACATCTGGATCTAAGGCACGACGTTTCCTCTTTGAACCAGGATAGTACTCATCCAGGTCCTCAAAGAACTTATCTACCTTATCTTCCATATTAACCCTTTGCTAAGAACACATATGTTACGCTTTTAGGAAACATAGCGTCAATTTCTTCTTCTGTGATAAGCCCCTCGTATAAGCAAGCCATAACTTCTGCCTCGTCTAATACCGGAACCATCTGGTAACAACGGTCGTATATACCCTTTTCTTTTAACATAGGTTCAGCAACACTGGAGTCTAATCTTTGCGATACCTTGCGCTGGCGCTGTAGTGAATTGATGCCCTCTACTTCTTCAGGCAACCGGTACCAAATATGGCCCTTCTCATCTGGCTCACCCTCAGTATCCACTAACTCTATAAGATCCTTCTTCAAAGAATCACGCTCAGCAGACAGGTCATCTACTTGGTTTTTAAGAGTAATGTACGTACGTATTTTGCCCATGATTCCTGGGTCTTTTGGATCGTCTTTCTTTATAACCTTTGGCATGTCTTACCCCCTGGTTATAGGATACCCGATTACTCTAGGGATTGCAAATCAGTATCAATATAGGCTCTAAGAGCCTCTACAATCACATCTGTGACGGTACGGCTATCCTCGGCTGCTTTAATTTTGACAGCAGACCAGAGCTCATCTGATACCCGGATGGTGCGGGTTGGGGTCTTAGGTGCGTTTGGCATAGGATAAGTCTAGACCGAAACGTTCTCTAAAAAAGCCCTAAGTGTGCCAACAGTTAGGTTGACACCACCGGCTTCGTTGATACCCTCACCATCAATGATTGCGTTAGCAACAGAGGTCTTTTGTACTAGCATCTCGTGCTGCCTTTCCTCGATAGAGCCTTCCATAAGAAAGTCTTGGATTACTATAGAAGGCCACGTACTAGAAGCACGACGAATTCTTCCATTGCGTTGGATCGCAAGGCCCGCATTCCACGGGAGGTCGTAATTAATAAGTAGGTTAGCCTGAGGAAGATCCACCCCATAGCCACCGGCATCACTAGAAACAAGAATACGACAATCTGGATCGGTTTGAAACCTAACCTTAGAAGCCTCTTTAGTTTTTGCATCCATCTCTCCTGTATATCCCGCCGAAGCGTATTCTATATTCTCTCTGATTAAAGAAACCATATGTACATAGCTAGTAAATATAACAACCTTATTGCGCTCGTCTTGATCCAGGAAGTTGTCTACATACTCTTTGAGTGTCTCGAGCTTAACAGACCTTGAGATCTTATCAAGCTTGCCTGACTCCTCTAACTCTCCCACATATTTTGAGGTAGCACGGGACTTAAGAACTAGCTCTGGGTGGTCGCACAGCATACGAAG